ATAAACATCCTGGGCACCATAAGCAACTAATTGAAGAAGACCACCACCCATTTACGCTATATTCTTTATACTATTAGAGGAGAAAAAAAAAAGGAATATATATAACACATTTATTAAATTAATTAGAATAAGCTAAACCACCCATTCCGGATAATATACGTAATACGTTATAGTTAACAGCATATATATTAATGCCATCATATGTATAATTGGCAGATGTTCCAGGGTCTTCAGCTTCAATCATTAGAGTTGCTGTATCAATACGAGACATATTTAAAGTTCCACTTGGTTGATGTTCTTCTGGTTTTAAGGCAAAAGAATATACATTGATGGGGTTATTAACAGGTACATTAGTGTGATGTTGATAAGGTTGTACGTGAGTGAAATATAATCCTTCTCTAACAGCAAAACGATCATTGCCATTTAATTGTAAAATAGCACTTTTTAAGGGATTTTTATAAACTTCAGGATCAACTTGGTATATAATATTGCTTGTTCTAGATAAATCAAGGTCATCAGTTACAGCAGCATCTACAAAATTATAATCATACCATCTGTCTTTTTTGAAAGCTCCTTTGCTTTTAGCAACCCAAATTAATTCTTTACAAGGATGATTGAAGTTTAATTTAATTCTATTAGTTCCTTTATTAAGAGTTTCTGAACCTGTAAATTGTAATTGCTCAATTAAATATTCATGTGATAATTGAGCAAATCTTCTGCGTTCATCAGTATCTAAGAATATGTAATCAACCCATAAAGAAGCATTAGTTATATTAGCAATATTAGCAATAGTAGTACCAGATAAACAGCAATTAACTTTTGTTTCAAATTCTATTTTAACTTTAACTTCGTGATATTGTAGAGCTATTAAAGGTAATGATAGACCTACATTGCGGCAAAACCAAAATTCTAATGGTATATATAGCGTACTATCTCTTGTTGATAATATATCTTTATCAGCGCCTACCATAGTTTCATAAGCATATCTTTTGCCAACAGGTAAAGATAATTCATTCCATATGTATAACCAATCAGAATAATGTTTATCTATTTGTTGACCACCTATTTCAATAACAACAGATTTAATTAATCGAAGACCTAAGAAGTTAACATATGAGTCTGCAGCAGTAGTGCCAATTCTTTTTGGTACGGAAACTTGTAAATACATGCGGTTAATTAAATCGCCATTGCGTGATATTTGACAAGTTACAGTATTTCCATATCCTACATTTCCGTTAAAAGTTTGTTGAATAGCTTCCATAGCGAAGTTAGTATGACGACGATAAACTACTTTGAAAAAGGTAATTTGAGGATTACCAGTTAAATAAACATCCTGGGCACCATAAGCAACTAATTGAAGAAGACCACCACCCATTTACGCTATATTCTTTATACTATTAGAGGAGAAAAAAATATAGATTATATAACACAACTTAAATTTAACTTAATTTTATTTATATATAAACCTTAATATTTATAATTCAAATATAATGATGTTTAAAGAGAAGTCATCAAAAAAAAAGGTATCAGCTGATATAAATGAAACATTTACATTAGATGCTATGCATAATAATATAATAAAAGACTTCGAAAAAAGCGATAAAGAAAAATTATATTATAATAATAAACTTAATATATGCTTAGACAAGAAAAATAATATATTAAATATAATTAATAATACAAAAGACAAGGAATTAAATACAAAATTATGGTTTAGCAATATAGAGTTGAGCGAAGAAATATTAGATATTAAATCAAAATTAAACGAATTAAACAAGTTAGATGAAATTGAATATTATAAAAATACAAGTGATATATTATTTCAATATTATGATACAATAAGCAAACAATCAGATATTAATCAACATACAAATTATTTAAAAGATTCTAATAATAAATCAAAAATATATAAAAAGGATAGCAAAAAAAAATGTATAAATGTTAATACAAAAAATATCTTAGAGGCATTAAATAATATAAATGATAAAAAGAATGATATAGATAATGAAAAATTATCTATAAATGAAAATATATGTTGTTATGACAATAAAGACAATGATGATATATATTCTAATAATCTTATAGCTGATAAAGGTGTTGATAATAACACTATACACGATAAAAGTGTTTTAGTAGATAAATATATGGCTATAATAAATAATAAATATATTAGAAATGTTGAAGAAGAAAATATAGAAATTTGCAAAGTATGTAAGAATACTATGACATGTCTTCAATATGATGCTATAATAGTATGTAATTTTTGCGGATATCAAGAATTATTATTAGTAGAGCAAAATAGACCCATATTAAAACAAAATACCAAAGATACATCTCATTTTTGTTATAAGAGAATAAATCATTTTAGAGAATGGTGTAATCAAGTTCAAGGGAAAGAAAGTACGGATATACCTGATGAAATATTTGAAAGAATTTTAATAGAAATTAAAAAAGAGAAAATTACAGATTTAAAGAAGATAACTTATTTAAAAATGAGAGATATTTTAAAAAGATTAAGAATAAATAAATATTATGAACATATTAATTATATAATTAATCGGATTAATGGCATCCCAACACCACAATTTAGTCCTGAATTAGAAGATAAGTTATGTAATATGTTTAGAAGTATTCAAGCTCCATTTTTAAAACATTGTCCGAAAGATAGGAAAAACTTTCTGTCTTATAGTTATGTTTTATATAAATTTTTTCAAATATTAGGACTAAATGAGTATTTAAAATATTTTCCTTTATTGAAAAGTCGAGAGAAATTATACGTTCAGGATCAAATATGGAAAAAAATATGCGTTGATTTGAATTATAAAATTATTCCGTCATTATAATTATTTAATAAAATGAGTACATAATTTATTTTTTTTTAAAGTTTTAAAAGTTTTTATAAATTTCTAAATTTTTTTTTATTATGTACTCATTTTTAATAATTCAAATTATATCATAATAAAAAAATAAAAATATATATAAGATTAAATATATATAATATATTAAAAGAGATGGCAGAACTTGTTTCAACGAAAGAGGTAGATTATTTAGATGAAGATAAACCTATTAGAGGACAAAATTTTGTATTGGTTTCCTTTCTTAGCCCCGAAGATGTTATTGTTAATAAAGATGTATATTTTTTTAGTAAATTTATTGAGAAATTTAGTAATGATATGAAATCTTTTGTTGATTCAATAAAAGAAAAATTTCCAGAACAAAAAGATATGATTAATACTATTGAAGAAAATAATAATTATATTTTTGATTATAAAGAACTTAATGAACAATTTAATTTCTATAAATCTGTTAATAATGAAGAATTAGAAAAAAAATACCATATTGATAATAACTTTATTACCTCTATTAGAGGAATTAAAGTTAGAGGTACATTTGATACTATCGAAGAAGCAAAAAATCGTTGCGAATTTTTGAAAAAAATTGATAATAAATTTAATATATATATTGCACAAGTGGGTTGTTGGTGCCCATGGTCGCCAAATCCAGAAAGTCTTGAAAATCAAGAATACGCAGAAACTCAACTAAATACTCTAATGAAAGAATATAAGAAAAATATGGATAATCGCGATATTATTTTTGAATCAAGAAAACAATCCTTTGCGTCAAATGCGGCTCCAGTCCCTTCACCTGAAGGAACAGAAGTAGTTGAAGAAGATACTGGGAATAATGTAGAATTATCAAGTATTACCGAAGAATTAGATAAAGTAGATGCATGGAGCCAGCAAAATCAAAATCAAAATCAAATATAAGCAGTTATCTATCAGGCGGAGTTAAGCTCAGATATACGAAGTCTAACCTTCGGACGATTACTTACTGGTGTGACTGGTGTCGCTGGTGTCGCTGGTGTCGCTGGTATGACTGGTGTGGCTGGTGTCGCTGGTATGACTGGTGTGACTGGTGTGACTGGTGTGACTGGCTTCGTTTGTAGAACTATTGGACTATTTCCTCTACTTTTCTCTTTTTTATTTTTTGATATTAAAAATATTAAATTTGATATTAAATTTTTTATATTTTTATCAATAGATTTTGTAAGTTTATCAGATATAGTATTACAATTTATTACATAATTATAATTGCTATTAGTAATTATTATAAATGAAATAACAGGTACTAAAGATAATGAATTTATTTTCAATTCATTTATTTTCAATTCATTTGTTTTATTATCTAATAGTTCAAATAGCTTTTCTTTATCTTCTTTATCTTCTTTTTTAAATGTTTTAATATTTGAATTATCATAATAATAAATATAATTACTATTAATATTTTTAATTAAAGTATTAATTGTATTTTTTAAAGAATACTTGATTGGAGAAATTTTTGCTTCAATATTATTTTCATATTCTATGAAAACTATATAAATATTGTCCATATTCTTAATAATATAACATATTATTTAATAATTTATATAGCATTGATATAAGACGTTTAATAATATATTTTATATAAAATAATTCTATTTTACATTATTAAGAATGAAAGCAATAGCAATATTTATACTTTTTATAGGTACTATACTTATAGTTCAAGGATATTATAGTAAAAAATCTAATACATGTGATAAAGAAAAAATAATTATTAAATATATTCCAAGAAGTGTATATGAAGAACAAATGAACCCTGAAGAAAGTCTCGAAAATTATTATAAAAGTATGTTTGATAATATAATATTAAAATAATTATTTTTATCCTTAATATTATTAAATGGATATATTAAGAAATATAGAAAAAAATTTATTAAATATTTTAAGCGATAAAGATAAATTAGATGTATCTAAAATTAGTACTTTAAAAGGAGATATTAGATTATATGTTGATAATATTAACAAAAAAAAACAAATAATATATGATAAGAATAATAAATATATAGAATTATATCATAATAAAAGGTTATATAACGATGAACAATATGATAGATATTTAATTAATAAAAAAATTCTAATGGAAGATTTAATAAAATATAAAAATAAAGGAGCATTGAATAATTTTTTAAATATAAAAATAGATTATCAAGATATACCCGAAATATATACTTACGAAAACATATCATTGAAAGAACATATAGTTACACCTAAAATATTAAAACCATCTATAGAACCTTCTAAAAAACAAATACCTAAAATTAAGAATGAAAATATTGATAAAGAATGTCCAGAAGGAAAAGAAATAAATCCTGTTACAAAACGTTGTGTTAAAATATGCGATAAAGATAAAGTAAGAAATCCTATTACAGGAAAATGTGAAAAACCTGAAAAACCTGAAAAACCTGAAAAACCTGAAAAACCTGAAAAACCTGAAAAACCTGAAAAACCTGAAAAACCTGAAAA